TAGTATTTAGAGTGCCAGCTCCAATTCCACAGCAAATATCAAGAATTTTACCCAAATTTCAGAATGTTGCTCAAACAAATCATTATCTAGTAAAATTTGGTTTACCTCAAGGTACTGTTTATGATCCTAATACTTTAATGGGTCATTTAAGATCAAAAGGTGTAGATTCTAGATTTCAATTAGATGATGTTGGTTTATTATGTTCTTCTGCATCTTTACCTGGAAGTGCCTTTGCAACTATCAATACGGTTGGTGATTATCAAGGTGTTGTAGAAAGATTTGCCCATACTAGAAATTTTACTCAGATATCTTTAGAGTTTTATGTTGATAATTTATATAAGTCATTAAAATTTTTAGAGCATTGGATGGAATATATTAGTGGTGCTAGTCAACCAAATCTTATAGATAACGCATATCATTATAGAATGAGATATCCTGAAGAATATAAATCAAATGAAACTAGAATTGTTAAATTTGAAAGAAACTATAGACAATTTTTAGAGTATAAGTTTATTGGATTGTTTCCAATGTCATTAAACTCTACTAGAGTTTCATATGAAGGTGCACAGGTATTAAAAGCAACTTGCAATTTTAGTTATGATCGATATATTTCAGGTGAAACAACTTCGTTTTCTTTTGATAAGGGAACAGCTCTTAATAATGCTGATTTTAATATACAGAAAAGTCAATTTAAGACTAGTTTTGGTTCTTTAAATAAGAATGTATATCAGACTTCAACATCAGGTGAGACTACAGGAACAGTATCACCTACAGGAAAAGTTAATGTACAAAATAATAATGCATCTTCTGCTAATCCAATTGTTGGTGCTAAAGAGATTCTTAATTCTCATGGGTTGAGTGATGTTGTAATAAATGGTATCAATGATATAGAAGCAGGTCGAAATAGAGATTAGAAAAACCTACCTATATAAATTACGACTTGTTATAGTTTATTATGCCTTTACCAAAAATTGCGACACCTTCTTATGAGTTGGTTATACCTTCTTCTAAAAAGAAGATTAAATTTAGACCATTTTTAGTAAAAGAAGAAAAGATTCTTATATTAGCAATGGAAAGTCAAGATACCAAACAAATTGCTAATGCAGTTAAAAATGTAATTTCTTCGTGTATTAACACAAGAGGAATTAAAGTTGAAAAATTATCTACTTTTGATATTGAATATTTGTTTTTAAATATTCGTGGAAAATCTGTTGGTGAACAGATTGAAGTTATGGTTACTTGTCCTGATGATGGTAAAACACAAGTACCAACTGCAATTAATATTGATAGTATAAAGGTACAGATAGATAAAGATCATTCAAAGGATATTGTTCTTGATGGTCAATATACTTTAAGAATGAAATATCCATCTTTAGATGAATTCATTAAGAATAATTTTTCTAGTATGAGTGATGTAAATGTTGATGATACATTTGATTTGATTGCTTCTTGTATTGAGCAAGTATATTCTGAAGAAGAATCATTTGCTGCTTCTGATTGTACTAAAAAAGAATTATCACAATTTTTAGAACAATTAAATTCATCTCAATTTAAAGAGATTGAAAAGTTTTTTGAAACAATGCCTAAACTATCACATACGGTTAAGGTAATTAATCCAAATACACAGGTCGAAAATGAAATTGTTATTGAGGGATTACAAAGTTTTTTCGGATAAGTATGGCACATGAGGATCTTGCGTCATACTATAAAATGAACTTTGCCTTAATGCAACATCATAAATATAGCTTAACAGAGTTAGAAAATATGATGCCTTGGGAAAGAGAAATTTATATTTCTCTACTTCAGCAGTATATTGAAGAAGAGAATCTAAAGGCACAACAATCAAATGGCTGAACTAGCATCACCACTGGCAGGAGGAATACAAGCAGTTAGAAGGTCTGTACCTTCTAGTGTTTTTGCACCACCACCTGCACCTGCACCTGCAGAACCAGATCCAGTAACAACTAATTTAATACAACAAAATTCAACAGCATTAGGTGGTGTTTCTCAACAACTTGCCAGTATATCGGGTAGGATAAATCAGTTGAGTATGTCTTTGTCAAGTATACAAAGTAATTTAGCAGCCAGTTCTCAGATAGATCAGCAAAGAGAAGCAGCAAAACAAAATAGAGAAGCACAATTAGCAGAACAAGGATTAAGAGAAGGAAAAGAAGGTCAAATAGAACAAAAAATACAAAATGCTTTATTTGCTCCTATTCAAAAAATTACAACAAAGACTAGGGGATTATTATCTAGATTATCAAGTTTTCTTTTTGTGATCGGTGGTGCTTGGTTACTTGATAAAGTCGTTTTAACAATACAGGCTTTAAGTACAAAAAATACTGATTTATTAAAATCTGTAATATCAAATGTAACAAAAAATGTTCTTATAATAGGTGGTTTATTATTATTAACTAGAGGTAAGATTGGATCTATAAAAGGAACCTTAATGGCTTTAAGAACTGGAGTTCTTAGAGTTACAGCTGCTGGTTTAATTCTTGCACCTTTTGAATCTATAAAAAAATTACTTATAAGAGTATGGAATTTTATAGCAGATACTCCATTATTTCCTGGAATGAAACCTATTGCATTACCAGATGAGAAGAAAGAGACAGAAGGTACTTGGACAAATGTAAATGATTTAGAAACTACTGATACACCACAACTTTGGGCAGAACGTGAAGATCCTGCAGATGGGGTAGTTAAGCCCATGAATTATAATAAGGAGACTGATACATGGACTCCACGAGAAGTTACTAATGATAGTGGTGATGATATTAAACAACAATTAATAGATGACGGTGAGATACCTGAAAATTACACACCACCTGAAAAAACTAATGAGGGGAATAAATTATTGAATTTTTTCTTTGGAAAACCAGAACCTATTGATTCTAAAGAAAATGAATCTAATAATACTACTAATGTTGAAAGTGATAGTAATACTACTACACCAGAAAATGTTACTCCCACTGAAGAAGATTCTTCTGGAGATGTTCCAGGTGCTGGACAATGGCAAAAGACTGTACCAGAAGGGTATAAGATAGATTTAGATTCTAAAACAGTTGTACCAATTAATAAAAATAAGGAAAATAACGTTTCTCAAAAAATATCAGTTTCGGATGAAGATTTAGATAATAATAAGTTAATATCATCTATGGTTAACTCTTCTGGTAATACTAATGAGGGTGTACCACAGTCACCAAGTGGGACTAGTAAGAGTGGTGATAAGCAAACTCCAATAATAAATTCTTCTAATAATGCTAATACTTATGTTTATAATTCGTATAAAAATTATCAAGTAGTACCAGTATAATATGTCAAAAGCAATAGTCAAAAATTCATTATTATCATCTTCTATTAATATAAAAAATATTAGTAGATCTGTTAATTCGTTTGCAAATGCTTTTACTAAATCTCAAAGAATTGCAACGGATATACAGAAACAAACTAAGGAAGCTAATGATTTTAAATCTAAACTAATACGTAGTGATGAATCTTATTTTAGGAAGAGACAAGAAAATATTAAAAGAAAAGATAGAGAAGATGAAATAGAAGCATCAACAGTTGGTGGTGCTATTAGAAGAACTGGATCTGTAGCATCTAAAAGTACAAGAGGATTTTTAGGTAGAATTTTAGATAGTATAGGTGTTTTATTTGTAGGGTGGATGCTCACTACTTTACCAGCTTTAAATAAATCTATTGTAGGTTTTATTGGTAGAGTATCAACTCTAATGAGAGCATTGAATGGAATGGTTGATAGTATTATCAATAATTTAACTTTTTTTGAAAGTAATTTAAAAAATTCTGATGAGGCAATTCGACAAATTGACTTTACAGAAGATGAAAGATATATGAAAGAAGAGTTGGATTCTACTGATGATTCTTTCAGAAAATTAACAAGAGATGTATTTTCTACATTTGAAACATTTAATGATCCCAGATCAATGGGAATTCCAAGAAATAGTTGGGATGAAGTTGCATCTACACCTTTGAATGAGATTGTACCTCCACAATTATTACCAGAAGAAAGTGAGGAATCTGAAGTAGTAGATACTAAAAAGGGAGAAACAGAAGGTAAGACACCACCATTACCAAAAACAGATAAAGAAAAAGGAGATCCTGGTGAAAGAACTTCACCTAGTACAACTAGAGATGAAGTTAAAACGGATGAAATTGAATCTAAAGGAGAACCTGAAGAAGAATCTACAGGAAATGTTGTTGAAGGAACTAATACAACAAAAGAATTAACACCAAAAGGAAAAGTAGAAACAGATAATAATACTGGTCCTGATACAAGAGGATTAGATGGTGAGGAAGTATCAACCGAAGTTCAAGGACAACAGGATGAAGCACTTAAACAGAGTGGATTTAATGTAGAAGGATTTGAGGAGGGAACGTCAAGGATTAAAAAAGATGGATTGGCATTTCTTCATAAAGATGAGGCAGTTATTCCTGCAGAAAGTACTAAAAAATATGGAATTGATTTTATGGAATCAATTATTGCGAATAAGAATAATGCGTCAGCAAATGATCAGAAAAAAGCAACAAGAAGGTTATTAGAGATACTTAGTGAACGATATAAAGAAGAAAATATGGGAGTTATAAGGGTTGATGAATTTGATAAATTAAAAGAACAAACGGTAGGTAGATTAAAGGAACATCTTGCTCAATCCCAAAGTGAAGTTGAAGGTATAAAACAACAAATAGAATCTACTAATTTAGAAGGTTTAGATCCTGAAGAAGCAGTTAAAACTCAAAAAAATCTAATTTCATCTATTATTGAACCTATTCAATCTAAAAGACCAACAATAGGTAGAAAACGTAAAAAATCAAGAATAATACCTGTTCCTGTATCATCTTCTAAACCTTCATCCCCATCTACACCATCTCCACCTGCACCAATAAATAGTGGAGGATCTTCTTCACAAATTCCTATTAAAACTGATGAAGGTATTTGGGGTAAACTTCAAACATTAGAATTACACTACACATAATGGCTGCAATAGACGCATCAATTTACGAAGAATTTATTATAGAATCTACTGATGGTTCTAAGAGTGTTGATATAGCTAGAGGTGTTATAACTTTTGCTTATTATGAAGATATATTTTCACCAACAATAACTGCAAAGGTTATTATAACCAATGATGGTGGTACTATAGAAGGACCAGATGGTGAGATGACATCATTATATAATGGTTTACCTATTCGTGGTGGTGAAAGAGTTTCTATTAAGATTGCTGGTAATTCTGCAGATAATCCAGGTATTGATTTTTCTGAAGATGCTACAAAGCATCTTTATGTTTCTAGTGTTAAAAATGTTATTCAAAATACAAATAGTGAGACTTTTGTTTTGGATTTAGTTCCTAGAGAAACAATAACTAATGAAACATCTAGAGTTGGTAAGAAATTTACCTCATCTACTTCTATATCTGATAGTGTAAAGGATATAGTTAAACAATATTTAAAGACTGATAAGTTAAAAGATTCTAATGTAGATAAAACTCAAAACCCATATGGATTTCTTGGTAATTTAAGAAAACCTTTTACTATATTAACTTGGTTAGCATCTAAATCTGTTCCAGGTGAAGTATCTGGTAAAGATGCTACTGCTGGATATCTGTTCTTTGAAACTATAGATGGTTATAATTTTAAATCTATAGATTCTTTAATTGCTGGAGATCCAGTTGAAGGAGAATATGTTTATACTGAAGCAGCTATAACTGATATGCCAGATAATGATTTTAAAATACTTAAGTATAATACAAATAAAAATCAAGATTTGTTGAGTAATTTGCAACGTGGTGCATATTGTAGTCATCGTATATTTTTTAATCCATTAACTTTTACATATACTAATCCTGAAAAGGGATTATTTAAGATGGAAAATTATGTAGGTAAGACTGAAAATTTAGGAAAGGATATAAAATTACCCTCTATTGGTGAAGATAGTGATAAAACTTTAGGTGATATTCCAAGTAGGAATATAACTGCTGTAATGGATATTGGAACTTTAGAAAAAAATGCTTCAATGAAGGATAATGCTGATCCTACAAAAATATTTTCACAAACAATGATGAGGTATAATACAACACTTACTCAAACTATGTCAGTTACAATACCATCTAATACTAATCTTAAGGCTGGTAATTTAATACAATGTCAATTTCCAAATATTAGTCGTGACAAAAATGGATCACCAGATGAGGAACAAAGTGGTCTATATATGATTAAAGAACTATGTCATTTTTTTGATACAAACGGTTCTTATACTTCTATGAAATTATTAAGAGACACTTTCGGACGTAAAGAAAAATGATAGAAGAATCAATAATTAAAAGTAATTTTATAGGAAGAGACGGTTTCCGTTGGTGGATAGGTCAAGTAGCACCTGAAGAGGCTCAAGGTGACCAATTAAATCAAGTAGGTGATGCTTGGGGAAATAGAGTTAAAGTTCGTATTATGGGTTATCATCCCCAAAATACGGTTGAATTAAAAGATGAAGATCTACCTTGGGCACAAGTATTATTATCACCTCAAGCAGGATCTGGTAAAGCAAATCGTGCAAAATCACTTAGATTATCACCAGGTGATAGTGTAGTTGGATTTTTCTTGGATGGTGATGATGCACAATTACCTGTGATTATGGGTATATTTGGTAGTACTGCTTATTCTCCTAGTGAAACATATAAAGGACCATTTCAACCATTTACTGGATATACAAGTAAAGTTAAAAGTGATAGTGCATTTATTCTTAAAAATGAAGTAGGAGATCAATCAGGTAATACTGCTCAAAAATCACCAAGAGGAATATCTCAATCTAAGATTGATAGTTTAAATGCAGCGATTGACTCTGCACCAGAACCAATTAAATCATTAATACAAGAACGTACTCTTAATAGTGCTATAGGGCAAACAGTTGTATTTGCTTCATCCAATCAAGCATCAACTTTGAATAAGATCAATGCTGAAGTTGAAGGATTAGTAGCAAAAGTAAAAGGTGCAACAGCAAATCAACGTGCTGGATTTTTAAGTGAGGCAACTAGTAAAATTAGTGGATTGTCCTCTGGTGTAGTTGGCAATATGATTCAATCAACTTATAAAGGGTTAGCACCAGCGTTGAATACGGGTCTGAATAAATTATACAAATCAGTTTATGCAACAGTTTTAGCTGCTACTAAAAAATCGTCACTTGCCAAGAAAGCAGGAACAGCAGCACAGGTTGCAATGGTTCCTGGTGTAAAAGCAATTCAAAATGCTTTACCTTGTATTGCTCAGAATATTTTGGGTAGTATGTTAGATACTGTTAAAGGATTATTAAAAGGATTAATTGATAATGTTCAAAATTTTGTTTCTTGTATTGGAGATCAATTCCTTGGTGGTTTGATGAATAAAATTATAGGTGGCATATCAAATTTATTAGGACCTTTATTAGGTGGTGTTGGTAAAATATTAGGTGGATTTAGTTTAGGTGGTTTTCTTCGTTCAAAAGCAGAGGGATTACTTGGTATAGCAAAAATTCTAAGTTGTGATAATCCAACTAAAAGTTATAATGCTGAAACAAATGAATGGGTAATTGGTAAAGGGCCAAAAGAAGGTTTAGGTGCTGCAGTTGATAAAATTGCAGGTAGAATATTAGATGCTGCTAATATTGCTGATTCATTAACGGAAGCATCAGCAGGTGCTATTCAGGGTCTAAGTATTGCAGGAGGTGGTTTAGGTTTATTTGATTTCTTAAACCCAAGTGTATCAAATCCTGGATTTAGTAGTCCATTAGGCAAGTGTTATGCAGGTCCTCCACTTAATTGTGCTGGAATAAAAGTTAATATATTTGGAAGTAATGGTGTAGGTGGGGCAGCAAAAGCAATTATTGGTAATGTTGTTGGTGAATCTGCAGAAGCAACTGGAAGTTTGATTGGTATTGATTTAACTAATGGTGGATCTGGATATAATACACCACCATTTGTTGAAATTGTTGATAAATGTAATAAGGGATATGGTGCTGTTGCAAGAGCAGTTGTTGATTATGATGAAGATTCACCAACTTATCAACAAATTACTGATATTTACATTGTATCTGAGGGTGAAAATTATCCTGTTGTAGAGGATAATCTTGAAGGTGATATTCCTTATATTGTTGATCATGTTGTCGTTGTTGATCCAGGATTTAATTATGATCCAGATGATACAGTTATTGATAATCAAGGTAATGAATATACAATTTATGTTGATAATAATGGTAAGATAGTTAATGTACTTGCACCAGATTCTTCTGGTACAGGTGGTATTGTAACTAAAGTGAAAGAAGTTAAAGATTTACCTGAATTAATTATTGAAACTAAAACTGGATATGGTGCTATATTAAAACCACAAATTAAACCAAGACCTGATTATCAGGGTGAGGTTGAGCAAGTTATCGATTG